GGCCATATCCAAAAGCGAATGACTACGGAAGTCGTTTGCACCTTCGGCGGGCTTGTCGATTTTAGTGCCAGCGCGAAGAAGCAAACCGTCAGTAAGAGCAGCGCGTTTTTTGTCGCGTTGGTCTGTTGATTGTTCGATTTTCACACCATCAGGGTCACTAATTGCAGGCTTGCTGCGCTTGACCAATTCATCCAACGCAAACGCGCGGAACTCATCGGCAGTTTTGCCATCTTTGAAAAACTCATCGACTTTATCGCTGTCGATTTCAGCTTCTTTGGCAATAGAACGAAGAGCTTGGTATTGCTCCAACGCTCGCTTGTCAGCTTCGGCCTGTGCCTTACGTTCATCGAACGCAGGCGCAACAGGCGCTTTTTTCTCCGGTGTATCTACAACCGGAGCTTTAGGGTTTTCCGTCATGGATTGCCCCTCCTCTGTTTTGGGTTTGGCTCCGGCTGAATTGCCGGATTTATCTTTCAACTCCCGAATTTTGGCCTGATGATCAGCGCCAATCGGGACGGTGGAAGCCTCTTGTAATTCGTAGCGCGTGGCTACTTTTGCAGGGCCAACATATGAGCGCCCGTCTATAATAACCGTATCGCCGTCTTCTAAATAACGAGACTCTTTGACTGAATAACCGATTGAGATATCTGTCAGTGAACCAGATTTTACTTTTTTGAAAATGCGTTGGCTTTTCTCGTCATCATCAAACCGCAAGGTTGCGATAAGCAAAGAACCCTCAGCCCTCAAATCAGTAACACGACCAACAATATCGTCAGACTCGTTACGACTATGAGCATCGAGCAACGGCACAGAATCACCACCACCACGAACAACCATTGCGGCAGGTGGTAGAATCTCGTTTACAACATCATCGGTACGATAATCCCACATTTCAACGGGTTGATCTGTACTGATAACCGCATCAACTGTTCGGTTGGTTTCGTCCAATGTTTTCGCGCGAATAGCTATTGCTGCACTATCCCTGCGCTGAATCGTTTCCGTCATCCTCTACCTCCTCAAGGCTAGGTGCTTCAACGGCAGCAGAACTGCCCTGCATTAGTTTGTAGTAGTCCGGCATGAATCCCAGACTTTCAAACTCATCAATATCTTTTGCGATTTGCTTGCGCTGAATATCAGGGTCAGAACCAACAGCCATGCAAGCGTCCGAGTACGTCAAAACGCCCATCGTCAACTTGTCCATCAACGCCTGGCCTTCGGCTTTAGGATCAACCCACTCGTAACCGTCAAACTGCCATGTAACCATTTGCGCAATGTCGCCAGCCGTGCGATTGCCTAGCCTGATTTTGCTCGTTGGCTTCAGGCTTTCCACCTGCAACCACTTCTCAAAAACAAACGTCGCAACACACTTGGCAAAACTTTTTCTATCCGCATCCCACACCGGTTTACAATGCATCGATGCCGCGCGTTCTGAGGAGTAATTCGACTGTGAAGTGTCTCCACTTGCTGCACTGTAAGGAACAGCGAAAGCAGCAGCGCAACGTTTCGTAATGTTGCGAGTAAATTCAATGTAGCTTGAACCGGGTCGTCTCGGGTCGATGGTCTGAACATCGAAATTGCCGGAGTTCACAGCGCCGCTTGCAACGTCAAATTCATAGTCACTTGTGTTCGTGTTGTTGCCGTTGGCGTCGGTGTCTTCTAGGCCATCAATAAGCGCCTCTGCGTCACCCTCACCTTTGAGGTAAACACCCCAACGGCTTTCAAGTCGCTTGACCTCAAGCTCTGCAATATCAATGTCGTTGATAAGGAACAGACTTTGAATTAGCGTTGCCAATTTACTAATTCCACGAAACTGCGTTGGCCGTTCGCGGTCATAATAATGGCACACATTTTTTGCGGGAAACTTCTGGGAATTCTCACCAAAAGCGGAAGAGTATCCACGGGTTCCGGGATAAACTGAGCGGAATGAATATTGCACCGGTTTGTTTAGGGTATCATACAGAATGCCACGCGCATAATAGCCTCCCGCTTCGCTTTTTTGGTATTCAACCGAATCGTCTAACTGCTCGGTTTCAAAAATTTGAAACTGAATATTTTTTGATTTTGAATCAATCGAACTCACAACAAACGATTCACCAGCAATCAATTTCTCATTGCTCAGAACACGGGTAAACTCGCCCCATGTCATACCAGTGTTGCCCATCGTTTGAGTAAAGGGATTCCATGCGGCTTCGATCTGTGAATCGAGTTGTTTGCTGCCAGTGTTCAATTGCGCTCTTGGCCCGAATCGTCCAACAACACGGTTGGCGCGATAGTCAACCATCCGCATAACAACAGGCTCATGGATGTACGAATCGCGGCAGAGTTTAGCCAGCGTTGGCGCGTCACGAGTCCACAGTTGCCCGTGCGTTTCACGGCGAGCGCGAATGTGCTGCTTGTGAGTAGTGTTGCCATACTTGGCCACCTGATACCCACGCGAAGGACTAATCATTGATGCAATGCGCTGTCGCAGTTTGCTAAACAATACGGAATTTCTTTCGGTGTGATGGTTTGCTAAGGCGCTGCTTCATCTGCACCGCCTCGACAATTTCTTTAGGACTGAGATTGGTTTTTGACCGCGAGTTTGGAGATACGGTCATGCTCTGGAATTCGAGCGCGTTTTCAAATGCTTGTTGTTCTGCTTCTGTGAGTTCAGCCATGCCCCATTATATACATGGAACATGGCTCGGAATACAACCGTCAGGCGGTGCGAATCTATCCGGTTTTTGGGATTGGGTTTTTGTATTGATAAGCGCAGCATTTGCAACGGCGCGTTTGCAGTTTGCCCTCTGTTTTTGTTAGTACCGTTTTCCATGTTTTGCATTTAGGGCACTGCTTCGCCCTGTAATACGGAACGACAACAGGCTCGGCGTACTTCTCCGGCGTTGGTTCTGGCTGTTCTATTATCATCGGCTTTACTGCTTTTCGTTTTGCCATTTTACAAGTCCCCTGTTTCTGTTACTGTCCATCTAACCTGATTGTTGCGAACTGTAAACCTTAGCCAAGTACCGCCCAACGGAACCGGCCCCATTCCTTTTTCAACTGACCAACCACCAATGCCGTTACCATGCTCGTCTTTGTACGTTGATGTGCGCACAAACGACCGGCGCTTTTGCGCGATCCTTCCGCCGGCGTCCAGGTAGTCCAGAACATGCGTGCTGCTGTTCATTTTGTGGATATGACCCATCCAATAAATATCCGCATCGTGCGAGGCCACCAATCGCTTGAACTGAATAACACCATCAGTAACAACACCACCGCCGCCGTGACCGTGGTTGTGGTAAAGAGTCACATTCTTGGTTTGCGTCTTACTGAAACGAATATTAAACCGAATGTAATTAGAATATTTACCAGCGTGACAGTTCCCGCCGTGCTCCAAATTCAAGCGCTGGCACAGGTTGTCCGTGAGATCAATTCCGCCGTTTTTCAAAACAGATGTCTCGTGGTTACCGTTTGCAAAAACCAACATGCGGTCAGCATATGGCGCGTAGAACTCGGCCGCATCATCAACAATCAAATCAAAGAAGTTCGACTTGCCTTGGAACTTATTCTTGATTGCTTCGTTGCTTCGCCGTGGATCATGCCGGCCCTGCATTGCACAGAACAGATCCCCACCATCCAGAACAATCGCGTTGCGGCGCTTCGCTTCCTCAAGGTGCTCGCGTTCCAATCCTTCCCTGCAATGCGCGTTGTCGTGGTGCGCATCACTCCGAAGGAACACCAATTGTTCCCACGACTTCTTACACCCTCGCGCGTCCAAGTTTATCTGGAATGCGTTGTCGTCTGTTCGTGTCGCTTTGATCATTTGTCAGTCAGCCATTCTTTACCACTACATTCACCTTCCGCTGCTTAGTTCTCCCGATAATCCCGCACGCAACAGCCGCCGCCGTTGCGTAAATTGTACAGTCAAACCAGTGATTGTTTTTGTATCCGGTGCGAACAGACCAAGTGCCGTTCTCTGTTTTCTCTTCGGATACCATCTGGCGTTGAAAGTTCTTATCATCCATTGCATCAATCGCAAAACTCACAGGCGCTCTCGCCTGATCGCTCGCGTCTCGTGACATCAAGGACGACCAAAAATCTTTAGTTGAAATTGTGTTGATAATAAAAAGTTTATCGCGGTGTTCTCGTCCCTTTGAACGTGTCAGCCACTTGCCAGCCGATGACGTTGTGCTTCGCCCCTTGATCGGGTGAACAGCCAAACCGCTAAACTTGTTCGTCCAGTTGTAAACATCAACCATCGTGTTACCGTCAGAACTATCAATGAACGTTGCGGAAATCGGCAACCCGCCGAACCGCATATTGGCAACCCTAGTGATTTCCGTTTGATCAACTCCAATAGGCAGGTCAGCCCTGCCCCACAATCCAACGTGAGGGCGTTTCCTTCCCGTTCCCCATCCAACTACAATATAGTAAACGGCGTCTTGCTGTACGTCCATTCCGCAGGTGATCCGGTCAACCCAGTCAGGGAATTTACCCATCGGCAAATCACTGCACCGCTCGACAATAACCGATTCCTGAAAACGTTTAGCCTTGGCCTTGTAAGGCTTCGCTTCCCAGTGGATTCTAAAGTGACGCAACGGAGCATCGTCGCCTGTATCTTTCGCCTGCTTTGCTTTCAGATATTCAACAGCGTAATTCCTAAATGAGCAGTTTGGGGACGGAGACGCCAACGCCTGAACCCTAAAGCCTGCTTTTCTACCGCCGGGATTTTGCGCAACGAATTTGTACCGCTGGTTCATTTCGCGGCGTTCGATACCCTGCGCTTTGTGACCGCATGAGGGGCAACACCAGTGAACATCAAACGCGCCACCTTCCAGTTGCCGGATAAACTCGGCGTGTTCCATTCCCTTCGGTCGTTCTTCTTTGGGCGTCCATCGAATGTCTTTGGTATCCCACTGATGGAACTCGCCACATTTCAGACACGG